CAGCTAAAGCGATGAAGAATGCGGCAAAAAATAATGGACTTGACTTTTCGTCTACAAACATTAAAGACGGTAAAGGAAATACGTGGGCAAAATTGCCTTATATTAATATTAAAGGTACACCAACACAACCAGTGGACATGTATAAAAACACAGGAGGCTATATTCATTACCCCTCTTTTGTTGATGTTGTCCCAACATTATGATAGGATAAAAGAATGGTAACTCCTAAAACACGTCCCATCCCTATGAGCACTATTGAAAAAGCAATCGGTCAACTTGCGAGTGGTGTAGAGGTTGGAGAAAATGAAGTAGCAACAGATATAACTATACCTGATGCAAATGTCACAATGGAAGATCAAGTAGAAGTAACAGAACTACCAGATGGTGGTGCTGAAATTAATACTGATTTAAGTGAAACAATTGACCAAACAAACATTCCTTTTGATGCTAACTTAGCTGATTATCTTTCTGATACTCAACTAAGAGAAATATCTAGCTCTTGTGTTGCATCTTATGAATCAGATTTTGATTCCAGAAAAGATTGGCACGATACTTATGTTAAAGGTTTAGATATGCTTGGATTTAAGTATGAAGACCGTAGTCAACCATTTGAAGGTGCAAGCGGTGTTGTTCATCCATTATTATCAGAATCAGTTACCCAGTTTCAAGCACAAGCATATAAAGAATTATTACCACCAGGTGGACCTGTTAATACAGAAATAGTTGGTGAGATTACCCCACAAGTAGAAGAACAAGCTAAGCGTGTAAAAGATTACATGAATTACGAAATTACACATGTCATGAAAGAGTATGATCCAGACATGGATCAATTATTATTTTATCTACCTTTAGCTGGTTCAGCATTTAAAAAAGTTTATTACGATTCATTATTACAACGTGCTGTTTCTAAATTTGTTGCAGGCGAAGATTGTGTTGTAAATTACATGGCATCCTCATTAGAAGATGCACAACGTATTACACATGTTATTAAAACTTCTTCTAACGATTTACGTAAACAACAAGTACAAGGTTTTTATCGTGATGTAGAATTATCTTCAGGATCAGTTTCTACTATTAATGATATCAAAGAAAAAGTTAATGAACTAGAAGGTTTACAAAATACTTTAAGTGAAGATGATAATGAACATATAATTTTAGAAATGCATGTTGAAGCTGATATACCAGGATTTGAAGATCCTAATGGTGTTAAACTTCCATACATTATTACTATTGATCAATTTAGTGAAGAAGTTTTATCTATTAGAAGAAACTATGCAGAAGACGACGCACTAAAAGCAAAGAAACAATATTTTGTACACTATAAATTCCTCCCAGGCTTAGGCTTTTATGGCTTTGGTCTAATACACATGTTAGGTGGGTTATCACGAACAGCAACAAGTGTTTTGCGGCAGTTAATTGATGCTGGCACACTCGCTAACCTACCGGCAGGATTTAAGGCACGAGGAATGCGTGTACGAGATTCAGACACTCCTTTACAACCTGGTGAGTTTAGAGATGTAGATGTAACTGGTGCTTCTATTAAAGAATCATTATTACCTCTTCCATATAAAGAACCATCACAAGTTTTATTTGCTCTACTAGGTTATTGTGTAGATGCAGGTAAATCATTTGCAGCAATTGCAGATATGAAAATGGGTGAAGGTAATGAACAAAATCCAGTTGGTACAACACTAGCATTGTTAGAACGTGGTACTAAAGTGATGAGTGCTATCCATAAAAGATTGCACTATGCACAAGGAACTGAATTTAATTTATTAGCTACTATATTCCAAACATCTTTACCGCCGGAGTATCCATACATGGTACGTGGTGGAAACCGCATGATTAAACAAGCTGATTTTGATCAGCGTGTTGATATTCTACCTATATCTAATCCAAATATATTTTCTATGTCACAACGTGTTATGTTGGCACAGCAACAATTACAATTAGCGCAAGCTAATCCTGGGTTACATAATATACGTGAAGCTTATAGAAGAGTTTATCAAGCATTAGACGTAGATAATATTGATGCTATTTTAAAACCAGATCCTAGCAATCCACAACCAAAAAGCCCTGCAATGGAAAACTCATTAGCGATGCGTGGTGAACAACCAAAAGCTTTTGCACAACAAAATCATAAAGCACATATTGACACACATGGTGAATTTATGTTTACAAGAATGGTTCAAATTAACCCGCAGTTATACGCAATGATGGAGAGTCATGTAATGGAACATATTTCTTTAATGGCTGCATTGCAAGTTGAACAGGAAATGAAAGAGCAAGAAATGCAAATACAACAAATGATGCAACAAGCTCAACAGAATCCACAAATGGCGCAACAAGTAGAACAAGCTCAACAACAATTTATAAATGAAAAAGAATCTAAAATTGCTGAATTAGAAGCTGTAATGATTGCACAGATGGCAAAAGAAGAGCAAATTAAAGCTGGTAATGTGGAACAAGATCCATTGGTAAGATTAAAACAACAAGAGATTGACCTTAAAGCAGCAGAAGTTGCAGCTAAAGCAGAAACGGAAGATAATAAAATTTTAGCAGATATTGGAATTGAAGCAGAAAAAATAGATCTTGCACGTGAGCAAATGAAAGGTAAAATGGAAGAAACAGTTGTTAAAGAAGGTATAAAAGCCATCGAAGAAACAAACAAAGAAACTATTGAGGATATTCGTCAAAACATGGAAACTTTACGCGAAGACCGTAAAATTAAAAGTGCAGAACGAATTGCTCAAATGAATGCGAGGAAAAATGGTAAATCAGAAAGTTGACAAGATTGCTGAAGCTATGATAAACTTAGAGAAATCAGCTAGAGCTGAAATCAAAAATGATGAAGAAAAATTATTGGTTGCAAGTGCGCTAATGGCTGTTACAAGGAACCTGTATATTGAAACGATCGGTGCAGAAGATGCTGCACATGTGTTTGCTAGTGTAGCAGACAGTTTTCTATTTATAGAAGAAATCGTGGATCAACATAAACCAACTATACATTAGGAGGAAAGATGAAATTATTAAAAGATGTTTGGGCTCACTTAAAAGAGTGGTCGGACTGGGGTATGAAGGACTGGATTAAAGCCGGTATCGTTGCCTTAGTAGTAATTTTAATTTTAAGATCAATGCTAGGTGCGTAAATGGCATTAAAATTTCGCGATAGAGATAATGCTAGAGACGCTTACCGAGCTGGTATTTCGGGGGCCAGGAGTTATCCTGGCTCTGCCGGAAAAGGTTTTGATTCTCCTTTTCAAAGAGGTAGAAGATCAGCAAATAAATTTAGAAGCAGATTAAAAGAACCAGGAAAAACATACGGCGGTTACGACAATAAAACTTTTATGACTAAAGCTGGTGACAGAACTGGCGATATAATACGTGGCATAGGTAGTAATTTAAAACAAAAAGGCAGTAATATTGCAGATGCTATTTTTCCTTTAGGTCAAAAAGCCCTTAAAGGAATAGAAACATTAATGGCAAACATTAATAGAAGTAAACAAAACAGAGAAATTTTAGGTGATGCATACACTGATGATGTAAGAGAATCCATGATGACTGATAAGGATCTTGCATTTTATAACAAATATGTAGGATTAGCAGATCTTGCAAGTGATAATCAAGAACGTGAACGTTTAATGGGTATTGCTAATACAGCTTTACAAAACGCGCAAATAACAAACAGAATTAATTATGCATTAGGCCAACCAGAATTTGGATTTGAAACAACTGCTCCAGCAGGCGTTGCAAACATAGACTACAGTACATTAGCAGGGAGAATGCAAGAGGGACTTCAAGGATCAGCTACTGGAAAAGCATTTATGGCAGAAGCTAACAAAGCCCAAGCTAAAGAATCTGGTGATAGCATGGTTGGAAGTGCTTTAAAAAATTATGGAAATAGAGATGTTTTATTAGATATGAATGTCCCTGTTCAAGATAAATTTTTAGAGCAATTTGATATTGCAGAAGCATTGACTCCATTAGAAAAATATCTTTTACAAAGTCAAGCTCAAGGAAGAGGTGGTTATGAACCTAATTCAGAACAAGCAATGATTAATGCTGGTTTTGATATGGACTATATTGGTCCTAGAACTAGAATGGCTATAAGTAGATATCCATAATGAATGGACGTGATAGGTATTTAAGCACTACACAAGGTGGTACTTCACAACCACCACCAGTCTCAACAGGGACACCTAATTTTAGTCCACCAGGACAAGGTGGAAATAATTTACCACCAGTTGTGCCACCAGTTCCAAACGTTTCAACAGGATTAGGCCCTGAAGATTTAAAAGTTCAAGCACAACAAAAAGCAGCTGCAGAAGCAAAACAAAAATACATAGATAAATTAAAAGGGTTTGCTACGTCCATGTCTTCTTCACCAGGATTATATGGCTCAATATATGGACCTGAAGCAGAAGAAATGTTTAATCCATATGATGATCCAACATTAGATCGTGATTTATATAATTTAGAAGATACAGCAGGTTTTAGTGGTGATATACCAATTACAGATTTTCAAAAATTAAAGTTTTTATCTGATTATGGAATAGGCTCTGGCCTTGGTAGTCTTATGATGACAGATAGTTCTGGAAACGCTATTTTAGATTCAAGTGGAAATATTATAATGACTGGTTTAGGACAAAATTTATCTGATAACTGGGCAGAAACTTTTGATCCAGGAGGATTACGTTATGGTGATGATCCATTAACAACAGGTGGTTCAGCTATAAGAGAATACTTAGAAGATATGTCAAAAGATTATTTTGATCAAAATTGGTATGGAGGAGATTATTGGGATGATTATTTAGGAGAATATTGGGGTCCAGAAGAACAATCAGCTTATGAAAAAAATAAAAGATGGCAACAAAAATCTTTAGGTGAAGTTTTACAAGAAGGACCTGTTGGATTTAGTGATCTTCAACGTATTTACGGGGAAGAGTTAAGTGAAACAAGCGGAAATCCTTTTGCCGCTGTGGCACAATATAATAAACAAGGAGCATTTACACCATCGTTTGGTGAAACTATAATTACGGAGTATTCATAATGTGGCAACTATTAGCTAAACCCTTATTGGGTGTGGTAGCAGATGGAGTTAAAGGCTTCGTGGCTACGAAAAAAATGAAAGGTGAGCTAAAGCTTACTGAAATAAAAGCAGCAAAGAAATTAAAAGAAGACCAGATTGCTGGAAAAGTGAAATGGGAGCAAAGTGCTGTTGACCAAATGAAAGGGTCGTGGAAAGATGAGGTAAGTCTCATTGTCCTACTTTTGCCTGCCGTTTTAGTCTTCACGCCTTTTCAAGAACATATACATAAAGGCTTTATTGCCCTCCAGGATTTGCCGTCGTATTACCACAATTTGTTGTACATTGCGATTTCTGCCAGTTTTGGCATCAAGGCAGGATCTAGTGCAATTAATATGTTTAAAAAATAATGCCATTTAAATCAGAAAAACAAAGAAGATGGATGTGGGCTAATGAGCCTAAAATAGCAAAGGATTGGACCGAAGAGTATGGAAGTACACCAGTTAAAAAAAAGGTCGGTGGTGTAGTTCAAACAACAGTTAAACCAAGAGGTTTTAACTTGATGTTGCCCAATAAAAGACCTATAACCAAAATATATTAGGAGATAATTATGGTTGGAAAAGTTACAGCAAGAAGTCAAGGCCCTTTAAGAAAGGGTAGAAAACAAGTTACTACTACTTTTAAAAAAGGTGGAGCTGTTAAAAAAGCTTCAGGTGGTAGAGTTAAGAAAAACATGGGTGGATCTATGACTCAAGGTTATAACGCTAGATTAGATGAATCTTTAGGTGCAAGAAATGGGAAAAAATCTCAATCTTTAGCATCTAGAAGAAATGAATCTAAAGGCATGGAAAAATCTATGGGTAAAGGTGCTTACTCTGGAGCTAAAACTATGGCTGCACGTGGCGGAAGAATTACAAAATCAAAAGGTGGAACAGCTAGAAAGAAGTAGTTCATGGAAGACGTAACCGCGATTTACGTGATCTTAAAAAGATTGCGTACGCGCAAAGAAGAATTAAGAGAGATTATTGCAGCAGGCTTGCCAAGTATGGATGAGTATGCTAAAGCAGTAGGTGAGCATAAAGCTTACACAATAATGGAACAGGAGATTCAAGACCTGCAGAAAGACGAGGATAACAATGACAGAGAAGGAACTGCCCAAGCGTAGATTTGCGCTTGAAGAAAAAGATTTA